CCAAGGATCCGTAGTATGTAACGGAATATATTACGATTTAGAATACGAAAACGTGCATATGGAAAATTCAATTAAAGCTGACGCTATTGGTATTACCATGACACGTAAAGTAAAACGATTAGGTTGTTCTGGTTTAAAAGATTGTTTAGAGAATCATAAATTAACAATCGTCGATGAGAGTACAATTCTAGAGATATCTACTTTTGTGGCTAGAGGTAATTCATACGAGGCTTCAACCGGTAACCATGACGATCTTGTAATGAATCTAGTACTGTTCGGGTATTTTGTTCAAACACAAATGTTTAACGATATGACAGATATTAACCTGAAAGAAATGCTATTTAGAGAAAGAATGAAACAAATTGAAGATGATGTGGTACCTTTTGGATTTGTAGATGATGGTTCAGAGTTTATTAAAAAGATAGAAGACGACGGTAAGCCAGATTGGTATGTTGAGTTCGATGACCATGGAATTCGGTAATTATATAAATAACTGGGTAATTGAAATAACCGTATCATGAACCATATAAATAGAACCCAAGAGGTAAACTAATGGCACTTTTTGCACCATCCGAAAGTCCTGCAGTAGTAGTCAAGGAAGTTGATCTTACAGGCGGAGTGCCTAATGTTCAAACTTCTACTGGCGCCTACGTAGGTAAGTTTATGTGGGGACCTGCTGACCAAAGAACGTTAGTCGCTAATGAAGAAGAACTAACAGAAACCTTTGGTGCACCAGACACTTCTCACTCAATAGACTATCATGACGCAGCAACGTTCTTGCGTTATTCAAACACACTGCAGTTATTACGTGTAGCAGACTCTTCAGCTTTAAACGCCGTATCAACAACCGGCCGGAGAACAGTAGCTAAAGGTAACTACGCTGTAGGTAATTACTCAGTCCCAACAGTTAAAAATCCAACAGCATTCGAGTCGCAAGAAGCAGCACTTGATTCTGACGGATTTACATTCATTGGTAGGTTTCCAGGATCACTTGGTAACTCACTACAAGTTTCAATATGCCCACCTTCGATCAACGATTCAGCATTTTCTGGCTGGACTTACAAAGGTTCCTTCGATACTGCACCTGGTCAATCAGACTTCGCCGGTGCTAACGATGCAACAAACGATGAAGTTCACGTAGTAGTCGTTGATAAGAATGGTGAGTTCACAGGAACAAAGGGTACAGTTCTAGAAAGTTATCCATTCCTGTCAGTAGCATCTAACGCAGTATCACTGGTAGATGGATCTAATATCTTTGTGAAAGATGTAATCAATACAAGATCACAGTACGTTCACATGGTTGGTTTTGATTCAGACGATGTTAATACCGGTAATGCTGGAACCGCAATCACACCAGGAACCGCTAAGGACTTCCTCGGTACCGCAGTTAGCACATCAGCAGTAACAGACTATAACTTCGACTCTGGCGCAAACTCAGGCACGTTGTCTGCTAGCCAGTACTTACTTGGATTTGACTTCTTCGAAGACAAAGACATTGTAGAAGTTGATTTCTTGATTGCGCCTGGTATGTCATCACGGGCTGATCAAACCGTCGTAACAAACGACCTTGTTGCCAATGCAAGAGCACGTAAAGATTGCGTTGTTGTAACAGGTCCTGCTAGAACAGACGTTGTAAATGTAACCAGTGAAGCAACAGCTACAACAAACATTACAGCAACATCCGCGACATTTACAAGATCAAGTTACAGCATTGTTGCAGGTAACTACTTGAAAGTCTACGATAAGTTCAACGATAAATTCATTCAGATTCCAGCAAGCTCGTCTGTAGCTGGATTGATGGCTGAAACAGATCGTGTGGCTGCTCCATGGTTCTCACCTGCTGGTACACGTCGGGGTCAATTGCTTGGTGTCACATCTGTAGAATACAATCCAAACAAGACACGCAGGGATGTTCTTTACAAAGCTGGAGTAAACCCAATCGTGAACCTTCCAGGTCAAGGAATACTATTGTTTGGTGATAAGACCCATGAAAATAGACCTTCGGCATTCGATCGTATCAACGTACGTCGATTGTTCTTGACACTTGAGCGGGCCATTGAACGGGCTGCCAAGAACGTACTCTTTGAATTCAATGATGAGTTTACAAGAGCTGAGTTCGTCAACATCGTCGAGCCAGTACTACGTGATGTTAAAGGACGCCGCGGTATTACAGACTTCAGGATTGTTGCTGATGAAACAGTAAACACTCCGAATGTTGTTGATCGTAACGAGTTCATCGCTAATATCTTTATTAAGCCGGCTCGCTCAATCAACTTCGTAACGCTAAACTTTGTCGCAGTTCGTACCGGTATTTCCTTCGAGGAAGTAACTGGGCAGGCATTTTAAGGAGGGATAACTTATGGCACTTGGTAGTGTAGACGAATTTAAGTCAAGACTCACTGGCGGTGGTGCTCGCGGTAATCTCTTTCAGGTTACCTTGAACAACCCACGTGGTGGTTTAGGGGTCGCACTCGACGTCGACTTTGCATCTTTCATGTGTGAGGCAGCTCAGCTGCCCGCATCAACCGTAGGAACAATTGAGATTCCATTCCGCGGTCGTAGATTGAAAGTTGCCGGCGACAGAACGTTTGATCCTTGGACTGTAACAGTCATTAACGATACAGGGTTTAAGATCAGGGACGAAATGGAAAGATGGATGAACGCAATCGCTAACCATGCAGATGCTGGTGGCGTGCAGAATCCAGAACTCTACTTCGCTGATCTTCAGGTACAACAATTTGATCGTGACGAATCAGTCATTAAGACAGTCACAATCAAAGATGCTTGGCCTTCATCGCTATCTGCGATTGAACTCAGCTACGCTGACGATCAGATCGAAAGATTCCAGATCGAGTGGCAGTATCAGTACTGGACCAGTAACACCACTGATCAGTAATAATATATAAAGGGAGAGCGGTACTCCGCTCTCCTCTTATTATAAGGAATTTACATGGCAGAACAAGACGGCTTTAAATTATTTGGATTTGAGATTAAACGAGCCAGCGCTGAGAATCCAGCCAAGGCCGCTTCAATCGTTCCAGCCCGAGACGAAGATGGTGCAGGTTACGTAACCGCATCAGGTTCTCATTATGGCCAATACATTAATCAAGACGGCACGGATGCAAAAGATAATCATGCATTGATTATGAAGTATCGTGGCGTTGCAATGCATCCAGAAGTTGATGCAGCGATCGAAGACATTACAAACGAAGCCATTATCGGTGGTGAAAACGAACCTGTTACTTTAAACATGGATAGTCTCATAGCACCAGCTGCCATCAAAAAATCTATCAAAGATGAGTTTGATGGTATCTTATCAATGATGGATTTTACAGAACTAGGACACGACATCTTTCGAAGATGGTACGTCGATGGTAGAATATACCATCACCTTGTAGTCGATGAAGGTAATCTCAAGCAAGGTATCATTGACATTCGTCCGATTGACGCTGCACGTATTCGTAAAGTAAGACAAATAAAGAAAAAGAAAGATGTAGCAACCGGTGCACCATTGGTTAAAAAGGTAGATGAGTATTTCATCTATCAAGAAAAACCAGGTTATCAAGCAGCCGGTGTTAAATTAACTCTTGATTCTATATCGTATTGTACATCAGGCTTGCTTGACGAAAAACGCTCAAAAGTATTATCATTCTTACATAAAGCATTAAAGCCTTTGAATCAGTTAAGAATGATGGAAGATTCGTTGGTTATCTATCGTTTAGCGCGCGCTCCAGAACGTAGGATTTTCTACGTGGACGTGGGTAACCTTCCTCGAGGTAAAGCCGAGCAGTATATGAAAGACATCATGACTCGGTATCGTAACAAACTCGTATATGATGCGCAAACCGGTGAGATCAAAGATGATCGTAAACACCAGTCATTACTTGAAGATTTTTGGATGCCACGCCGAGAAGGTGGTAGAGGTACAGAAATATCTACGCTACCTGGTGGTGAAAACCTTGGACAGATCGAAGATATATTTTACTTTCAAAAGAAATTATATCGTTCACTTAATGTGCCGATCAACCGGTTAGAACAAGATAGCCCATCATTTGCTATCGGTAGAACTACTGAGATTAACCGTGACGAACTTAAGTTTCAAAAGTTCATAGATCGTTTACGTACTCGATTTGCTGGATTATTCATAGACATATTGAAAAAGCAATTAGTACTTAAAGGTGTCATGACTGAAGACGATTGGCGCGGTATGAAGAATGATATTGTTGTAGTATTTGCAAGAGATAATTATTTTTCTGAGCTAAAAGAATCAGAAATACTTAGAGAGAGGCTACAGACTCTCGATCAGGTTAGTAACTATATTGGTACCTATTTCTCACAGGAATGGATACAAAAGAATGTCTTAAAGTTTACTGATGATGAAATAAAGAATATGAACCTGCCAGCATCTGGCGAACAAGGAGATGAAGAATGAGTGAAGTAGAAGCCGCAGTTGAAGAACCACCAGTGGTGAAAAATCCGTTAGCAGATTTAGTTGACGCTGCATTGGCAAAAGATTATAATAAGGCCAATGAGATTTTTGGTCAGGCTGTTAGCGTAAAACTTGACGACGTTATGGATCAAGAACGTATTCGTTTATCGAACGCAATCTACAATGCTTCTGAGGAGGAGGACGAAGATGAAGTCGAAGATGAAGACATGGAAGATTCTGAAGACGTATCTGATGACGATATGGATGTGGAAGATTCTGATGATGAAGGGAATGTGGACGATGATGATGGCGATGATATGGGCGATGAAGAAGACACTGAAGAATCCGTTTAAGTAGAAAATTAAAATCATATAAATAATATTACACGTAAGAAAGGTTGAGTGAACTATGGTTCAATTTTATAGACCATTACAAGCTGAGATTGCTTCGCCCACTTTAGCTAGTGCAGCATCTACAGTAAGTGATACGACACTTGTAAGAGCAGTTAACGGTACAACAACGGCGCATAAAGTATTTTTAATTAGCCCCACGCTGGATGACAGTGCTACAATGACGATCGCTGGTGGTGACACTGTATTGATACCAAAAGAAGCCACTACTAAAGTGTATGCTGCTAACGCTGGTGTATTACTAACAAGCGTTACTCACCCTCGTGGATAGGATTGTGCAATGAAACTTATTTCAGAATTTGTAGATCATCAAATCGGTTATAACGTTATTACCGAAGAGAAATCTGGTAAGAAGAAATACGTTATCGAAGGTGTATTTGCACAGGCAGAACAAAAGAATAGAAACGGTCGAATATATCCAAAAGCAATCATGGAAAAAGCTGTTAACGCTTATAGCGACAAGCAAGTTTCCAAAGGTAGAGCTGTTGGTGAATTGAATCACCCTGAAGGACCGACCGTTAATTTAGATAAAGTTTCTCATAAGATCGATGAACTCAAGTTTGAGGGAAATGATGTTATGGGCAAAGCCACAGTATTGAATACTCCAATGGGCGAGATTGTTAAAGGTCTTCTCGACGGTGGTGTTCAACTGGGCGTTTCGACTCGTGGTATGGGAAGTTTGATGCAACAAAATAACGCAATGGTCGTTAAAGACGACTTTATGCTTAATGCTATCGATATAGTACAAGATCCATCTGCACCGTCTGCATTTGTTAATGGAGTTATGGAAGGTGTTGACTGGGTTTGGGATAACGGTATTTTGTCGGCTCAAGCAATTGAAAAAATGGAGACTGAAATTAAAAAAGCTCCGCGTGCTGATCTCTATGAGGTACAAGTTCGTGAGTTCAAAAATTTCCTCTCGTTGTTAAAAAGTTAAAAATAAGGAGTCAATTAAATGACTGATCAAGAGAATCAAGATCAAGAAATTGAACTCCAAGATGACGAGACTATCTTGGAGATGGATGATCACGAAGCTGGATCTGTTGCAAGTGCTGATAAAGCCGCCGATGCTAGTGGTTCTGCGCCAAAGCGTAGTACCGGAGGTGGCGCATCAGACGCTAGTAAACAAGATCCAATGCCAAAGACTAAAGCTGCATTAATGGCTGCTATGATGAAAGACATGGGTAAGATGGATAAAAAATCTCTCCAGGCCATGTACATGAACAAGCAAGAAATGATGCACATGAAGAAAGAAGATTTGGATGACTATGACGCACCAATGCAAGAAATTGCATATGAGGCAGACTTCGAAGCAGATCTGAATGCTTTAGTATCCGAAGAGGCTACACTGTCAGATGAGTTCAAGGCGAAAGCCGAGACGATTTTTGAAGCTGCGATTAAGTCAAAGCTTTCAACAGAAATCGATCGTCTGGAAGAGAAGTATCAAGAAGAATTGGCAGAAGAAGTCTCAACAACCAAAGCTGACATGGTAGAAAAAGTAGATTCCTACTTGAACTACGTAGTTGAGCAGTGGATGGAAGACAACAAAGTAGCCGTACAGGCTGGCCTACGTACAGAGATCGCTGAAAAGTTCATGAACAGTCTTAAGGATCTGTTTACTGAATCGTACATCGACGTACCAGAGTCTAAAGTCGACCTAGTTGACGAACTTGCTGGTGAAGTTGAAGAGCTGGAAAGCAAACTCAACGAATCAACAGGTACAATCATCGAAATGTCTGGTGAGCTAGAAGAATTTAAGCGTAACGAAGTAATTCGTGAAGCTTCAAAAGATATGGCTCAGACAGAAGTAGAGAAGTTAAAGTCCCTTGTACAAGATATTGACTTCAGCGACGCATTCGCTGAAAAAGTTAATACAGTGAAGGAATCTTACTTCAAGAAACCGGCAACAGCTGAAGGTGTTTCAGAAGAAGTTGAAGAAGACGGTGATTCCGTAGTCGAAACTTCAGATGCAATGTCTCAGTACATGGCTGCCATCAATAGACAAATCAAATCCTAAGGGAGATTATCAGAAATGCATAACGTAGTTTCATACGATAAGCTCGTCGAAAAATGGGCACCGGTACTTGACAATGAAGCCGCCGGTACTATTCAAGACGCGCATCGCCGGGCAGTTACTGCCACAATTCTAGAAAACCAAGAATTGGCCCTCAAAGAAGAAGGCCAACTTCAAGAAACAACCGTAGCAGGTAGTGCTGCTAACTGGAACCCAGTCCTTATCGCACTCGTACGTCGCGCAATGCCTAACCTTGTTGCTTATGACATCTGTGGTGTGCAGCCAATGACTGGACCAACAGGCTTGATCTTCGCAATGAAGTCAACCTTCCAGAAGACAAAAGCTGGTGTATCAAACGGTGACGAAGCTCTCTTCAACGAAGCTCCAGTCGGCTACTCAGGTGACTCATCAACAACCGGTAACGGTTCGCTTGGTCCATCTGGTTTGGCTGGTACTTTGGACGGCGACAACGACTCAACAATCGTTGACTCCGGTGCAACACACGTACCTTACGCTGGTGATGCATACACAACTGCAGAAGCTGAAGTACTTGGCGTTGGTTCAGGTGAAGTACTTGCACCAATGGGCTTTACAATTGAAAAGTCCACAGTGACAGCAAAGTCACGTGCGTTACGCGCTAACTACACACTTGAGCTTGCACAAGACCTGAAAGCAATCCACGGCTTGGATGCTGAGACCGAGTTGGCAAACATTCTGTCAACAGAAATCTTGGCTGAAATCAACCGTGAGGTTGTACGTACGGTCAACCGTCAAGCTAAAATCGGTTCACGTCAAACTTCAAACCAAACACTCGGTATCATCGACCTGGCAACAGACGTCGACGGCCGGTGGTCAGTTGAGAAGTACAAAGGTCTGATCATGCAGATCGAGCGTGAAGCCAACACAATCGCTAAAGAAACACGTCGTGGTAAAGGTAACTTTATCCTGTGTTCATCAGATGTTGCTGCAGCCCTTAACGCTGCTGGCATGTTGGATTACACTCCAGCATTGTCCACAAACTTGAACGTGGACGACACTGGTAACACATTTGCAGGTACCTTGAACGGACGGATCCGTGTCTACATCGATCCATTCTCAAGCCGCGATTATGTCAACGTCGGTTATAAGGGTACAAACCCATATGACGCCGGATTGTTCTACTGCCCATACGTTCCTTTGACAATGGTCAAAGCAGTGGGCGAGGAAGACTTCCAGCCTCGGATCGGCTTCAAGACTCGTTACGGAATGGTATCAAACCCATTCGTTGGAACAACTCCATCAAACGGGCTTGCAACAGATCGTACTAACCAGTACTATCGTATCTCAGCTGTTAATAATATCCTTTCATAGGTTAAATTCAGCTTTGACATAATAACTGAACCCCTCTTCGGAGGGGTTCTTTTTTTGTATAAATACACTTATGGCTACACTAACTACAAATATAAACTACTTACAACCTACTGGTTATAAGCTTACCATAGATCGGGAAAACTACCCGAATCTAGAGTTCTTTGCTCAGAACGTACAGCATCCAGACCTAACACTAGTACCAAGCGAACTACAGTTTAGAAAAGTTCGAAGTATTCCAATGCCTGGTGGTACTTTAGACTACGGTGAATTAAGCGCTAATATTATTCTTGATGAAGATATGAAAGCTTATACCGAGATGCATGACTGGATGAGAAGGTTACTCGATGCGCCTTTGAAAGGTGCACTTGATAGAAACAGCGCAAGTGCTGCGTCAACTGATAGTATACCTTCTACGGCAGATATCACATTGACAATA